GGCAAAAAATATAGCTGCGATTGGCTTCTTGGGAGGGATACCTGGTGTATCTGCTTTGGGCATGGACAGCTTTACTTTTGGATTTGGTGGCCTAGCCGGACAATACGGTGGCGCTAAGCTAATGACTAACCCAGCCTATGTTAAGTGGTTAACACAAGGCGCAGAGATTGCAGCTTACAATCCTAATTCTTTTGGCCAGCACATTAGGCGTCTTGTACAAATACAAGCAGCTAACCCAGAAATTAGGGATGAAATAAGGGCCGTAATACAAGGTTTAAGCCAGGAAACAATAGAACCAATACCCGACCAGGCATCTACATCTCAACGAGAGCTAGAAAGCGGAGCTGTTGAAAATGAGATGGCTTTCAGAGAAGTTTCTAACCAGGAAGTTTCAGACATCCTTATGCCAACAGCACAAGAGATGCAAGCCAGGATGGCGTCTACTCAGCCAACACCTACTGATATGCCGTTGTTTGAAGATTTAGAACCGGCCGGTGGATTGGCTTCAATGGGTCCGGCGATGGGTGGTTTTGAGGCTTCTATGTCACCAACCGTTGTGCCTTCAGCATCAGACAGAGAAATAGCTGAGCGCATGAGAGCAAGAAGTTCTGGTATAGCCGGACTTGTCTAAATGGCCAGAGACTACCGCGCAGAATACGACAACTATCACAGCAAACCAGCTCAAAAGAAAAAGCGTGCTGCCAGGAATGCGGCCCGAAGAAAGCTAGAATCTAGCGGTCGGGTTAGAAAGGGCAGTGATATGGACGTGCATCATCTGGACGGCAACCCACTAAACAACAGCGCTAAGAATCTTAGAGTGATGCACAAATCTAAAAATAGGTCTTTTGCGCGTACAAGCACAGGTAGAAAGAAAAGGTCTTAATTTTCTGGTGGGTCCAAGTCGTCGTCAGACGTTTGTGCCAGCACGATCGCGCCATCGACTTCATAATCAAAGTCATAGCCCATGTGGTTTTCACCATCAACACTAATAACAAGATTGCGAGATATAAGGCGCAACAAAGCAGCCTGGTGGTGTAAGGTAAGACGGCTGAACAGCTCTATAACTTCCTTTGCTTCAAGCACAGGTTGGTACGATTGAGGCACTGTTTTTGCCTTTTTGCCAAACATTTTTATCATTTGTTAATCCCTATCAATAAGTGCTTTGTGCTCGCGCTCAATCAACACCTTCAATTGATCTATTTTAGATCTGCGTTCCTTGTCGCAAATTGCTTGCAACATATTGTAAGTGTGAACGTCAAGCGCAAGAGACTTCCTGATTTTAGGGTTTATCTCTGTCGTTGTGTTGTTCATAGTCTTCTTTTAAAGGTTTCCATGTAGAACATTCTATAGATTAATGTAATAATATGCAAATATGTACGAATTAAAAAACTATATGCTTTCCATGCAATCGCACTGGATGATTCACCAACCAACATACCAGGCGGTTCAAGACTCGATTCCTATGATAACTAAATATCGTGCAAACAAAGGGATTGAGAAGCTTGGCAACACTCCGGCCAAAAAAATATGCAAAAAACGGTTTCCTGAAATCTACACATTCCCGCTATTTAGACGCCAATGGTGCAAAATGATGGTAGAAGAGATAGAGGAAATGCGCAAAGAACTTGCCTTTGAAGCCAACCAGGACGAAGACGAGCTGCGACAGATCCCTGAAATTGTTTTAAAAGAACAATGTCCAGAGCTATACCGTAATATGTGGTTTGTGGTGCGCACCATTATAAACCCGATGATTATGTCTATCTGGCAAAGAGATTGCGAGGATCCGGCCACCATACAGATTGCTAACTACAACATTGTAGACAAACAGCAAGGTAACTGGCACCACGACGAATCAGCTGACATATCGGTGGTGGTCCCGTTAAACACTGGCGGCTATAAAGGTGGTGGTACAGAGTTTCACAATCACGGAACCCTGAAGCCGTTGCCGAATGGCCATGCTCTTATGTTCCCATCATTCACTAATCTACACCGCGGCCTGGCTGTTGACGGCGGCGATCGGTACCTCCTAGTGTTTTGGTTATACGATAAAAGTCGTGTCGTTCATCTTTACGAAGATCTTCCTTAAATAAGCTTAAAAATAAGTATAAATATTTGCACAAATGTGTAGACAACGACACGATATTATGGTCTAATAACCATGTAAGTTAATTAAACCGGAGAAAAAAATGAGTTGTTACTTAATGAATGAAGAAGAGATCGGGACCATCGCGGCAGCAAGCTTCAAGCCAGGGATCTACAGCGGCAAGGGTAGGTTCTACAACGCAGCGACAAAAGAGCTTGTCCAATACGAAAGCGCCGAAGAGGCTGCTCTTGCTTTGGCCGTTCAAAACATTGCCAGCTGCGGAGCAAGGTACCCTGGCGAGATTGCTGGCGGTTTCTTGGAGAGCGCTGAAGAAGAGAAGGCCTACTTGGCTGGTTGTGCAAGGGCTGCTAGAAAAGCGGCTTACATGAAGCCAATGAAGCTTTACGGCTTGGTCAAGACTTATGAGTACCAGGCTTGTGAGACTGAGAATTGGTATGAAACTAACGCTTACTGGTTCTGTAATGCGGTTGCCAACCAGGCAGCCGGTGCGGAGCAGAGGGCACAAGAAGAAAAAGAGAAGGAGGTGGCGTAATGATTGGTGAAACAATCTATGGCTATTGGGGTGCCGGCATTGAGCCTACTGTGGCAAAGGTGACCGGATATATGGAAACTGAGGCTGGCGATACTTATTTTGCGGCCAGGGAAACTGACACCAACAAGGTCTACTACCTTTACGGTAGCGAGATCATGCCTGGTCCGGTGCCAAGCTACGGTCCAGCTGAGCTGGGTTGGTATCACGAGGAGGTGGCGTAATGACCCTTGAAGAAGCAAAAAAAATCGTAGGCAATCAACCTAAATGGGCGATTAAAAACATGGTTAAGGCCTTGAAAATGTGCCCCTGGCTAAACACCGCAGAAGAGAAACAAAGGCTGCAAGCGGCTGAAATTGTTTTGAAGGGGGCAGCGTAATGGACAAACTGATAGTAACAGCTGGGTTTGCGCTCTTTTTTGTGGTGTTAGGACTGGTGGGTAATATGGATTATGAAGACCAAGTGCTTGAGCAAAAGCATTATGCCAAGATGGTTTGCGCCGGTCACTGGCCCGACTTTAACGACATATCACCAGAGTGTGAATAAAAAGAAGGGAGCCTAGCTCCCTTTTTCTTTGGCCTTCCTTTCTGCGTATTCATACAGGTTTTCACCAAACATCTTTTCAAACCAAGCGTCCCATTTTATAACGCCTTTGGGCGTCAGCTCTTTGCGCTTTTTCCAAGCAAACCTGGCGGCATGGTACTTCTTTTGTTCCGCCAGCTCCTGTTCTTCTTCTTTAGTATAAATCACCTAAATCAAACTCCGTTATGCCCTGTTGGTTAAACGGCAAATATAGGTCGTTTTTCTTGCAAGAGATACCAAGTGCCATGGCTTGTTCGTTTTTAGCGTCAGCGTAAGCTATGGCCTCGTCAGATAGCGTATAAACCGCATAAGGGTATGGGTGTGACTTCTGTTGCGCTAAGAAGTAAAACTTCTCTGTAGGCAGCCCTACGGCCCTACATCCGGCTAAATAAAATGCTGCTTGCTGGTGATACTTAAACGTATTGATAGCGTTCTTAAATCCACGCGGTGAAGCATCTCTACAGGTTTTAAGATCCCAAATGTCTGTACCGGTGTGCCAGTCAAGCTTGCCCTTACATGGCTGATTGTTCCACATGAAACATATTGTTAGCTCTACCTGGTCTGATTCTTTTGGTATGTACTCTTCAATAACTTTGCGCCTAGCCATACAGACATCAAACAGGTCTTGCTTGATAGGCTGGCGGTCACCAATGTTGGCCAGGAAGTCTTCATATTCTTCTTTGCCCGCCTTCGTTCTGCGGTCTACGTTGGGCTGAACAACGTACTCTTCGTCAAACTTGTTAAGCTCCAGGAAGACTGTGTGCTGCAATCGGCCCTCCAATAAAGCCGGTGATTCATTATCAAATTCTTTGTACTTCCAAGTGAATGGGCACTTGCTAATGTCCGTTAAATCGTGACTACGCCAGGCCGGTATACTGTCATAACTTGCGTAATCCAGATCTTTATATATTCCTTCTTTAAATTCCATCTATATCTCTCCTGGGGTCGTCTCCCATACTAAACCTTAGATACCAGATAGCTTTGTGCTTATCTTCATTTGAGGTTTTATTCTTTTTATTCATTCGCCAAAGGTATTTGAAAGCCGCAATCTCAGCATACTTTTGTGTATGCTCAAGACCAAAAACTGCAACCATCGCATCAATACATTCGATCGCCCCTTCTAGGTAATGCGGCGGTTGATTAACCAAATCAATCTTCCTCGTCATCATCTGGCTCCTCGTGTTTTTGTTCCATGAGCCTTTCTAGCAGCTCAAATATTTCTTCAGCATCCTCTTCGGTGAACTTGAGTATTATTTCTTTAGCCACTTACCTTCTCTCTAAATACTTTGCTGACACCCCAATTGTTTTTTTGCGCTAAATCGTAGATCCAATCTTTGGTAACAATTCTCATGCCTGGTGCGTGAAATTTGTTTTTGTTAGATCGAGTTTGTATGAACAAATAGGGACCGGTCTGTAGATCTGCGACGCTCTGGTCCCTTCTTATTCCTACTATGCGCTCTCTGCCGTAATGGCCTCGCCTCATAGCACCGTCCTTAAAATGGTATATCTTCTTCGTCTTCATCATCTTTGGCTAGATCAGCTAATCCACCAGACTCAACTGGTTTTTGAACTGGAGCTTTGGCTTGTGCAGCCTTAACCTCAAACGATTCTTCTTC